GGATGGGGCAGGTTAAAAAGCGGAATCGGATGGATCTCGTTGGATTTCGTCCGTAGGATTTAAGAATGACGGCTGGTGGAGATATGTTTCTCTACCAGCCGCTATTTTTTTTGCATAATAATCGGAATCCTTCATGTCTGGGGAACTTTAAGGAGTAGCAAGGACGAAGGAGGTTCCCTTTATGACATTAGAAGAAATGAAAGCTGTGGATGTTAGAACGGCCAGCAGAGATGAATTGGTTGATATCCATGATGTACATATTGACAGAACATTGCCAAAGGTCGAGAGAATAAAAGACTTTATCCGTCAGATCAAAAATCCGTATTTGTTCAAGTGTGGGAACGTTGTAGTGAAGATGGAGTTTGCAGATACAGATCTGACACTGGAGGATTGCATGGAGCATTATCTGCGGAACAGATGATGGTGGTCATCTTTTTTATGACGTGGCAATTGGCGCGTGGGCGTGTTACGATAGGCTCAGGTCGAAACAAATATCACTAAGCTGAAAAGCCTGATTGCTGGATTTCTGACTGAGCAATATCAGTCGAAAGGAGCATCAGGCTATGAGTGTTTTATCGAAAGAATACAACGCATGTATTTATGCGAGACTGTCGCGTGATGACGGTGATAAGCTGGAAAGCGACAGTATCACCAATCAAAGAGCCCTAATCAGGGACTTCATATCAAAGCATCCGGAGATCCATGTGGTTTCAGAAAAAACCGACGATGGTTATTCCGGTGTCAATTTTGACAGACCGGCATTCCAGGAGATGATGGAAGACATTCGCTCCGGGAAGGTAAACTGCGTGGTTGTCAAAGACCTTTCCCGTTTTGGAAGAAATTATATAGAGGCTGGTAATTACATTGAGCGAGTTTTTCCATTTATGGGTGTTCGCTTTATTGCTATCAATGATAGTTACGACAGCCTTGATCGAAACCAGTCCGATTCACTGATTATTCCATTCAAGAATCTGATCAATGACGCATACTGCAAGGATATCTCTGTGAAAATCCGCAGTCAGTTAGAGATCAAGAGGAAGAAAGGACAGTTTATCGGTGCTTTTGCTGTGTACGGATATTTAAAGGATCCAGAAGATCATAACAGGCTGATCACTGATACATATGCTTCCGAGGTTGTGAGAGCAATTTATAAGTGGAAGCTTGAAGGGATGAGCCAGGGACGGATTGCTGAGAAACTGAATCTACAGGGTGTGCTCTGTCCGATGGAGTATAAGCTGTCTATGGGTATCAAGGTTCAGACAAACTTTAAGGTGCGTAAGCAGGCTTTGTGGTCTCCAAGATCGGTGACGAGAATTTTGACTAACGAAATATATACCGGGGCCTTGATACAGGGTAAGACCAGTACACCAAATTATAAGGTGAAGAAGATTGTTGCGAAGGATGAGACAGAATGGATTCGCGTTGAGGATGCGCATGAGGCGATTATTGACCGGAGAACATTTGATGATGTGCAGCGGATCCTTCAAAAGGATATTCGTTCAGCACCGGATGAAGAAGTAGTGTATCCATTTTCCGGATATCTGAAATGCGGTGATTGCGGTCAGAATATGGTGAGGAAGACATATACTTCTGGAGACAAACGGTACACTTATTACATCTGCTCTACAAGGAAAGCTGGAAAGGGCTGCAGCACTCATCAGATTACAGATGATGAGCTAAATGATGCGGTGCTTCAGGGAATACGCAGTAGAGTGGCCAGTGTTATAGAAATGGAAGAACTATTGAAGATTGTTGAGTCTCTGCCGGAGACACAGAGAAACGTTTTCAATTATGATGCTCAGATCGTGAAGCTGAAGGAGGATATCGAGCGAAATCGTAGCTTCAAAATGAAGTTATATGAGAACTTGCAGGAGGGAATGATTGGGCAGGAAGAATACTTCCTTTTCAAAAAAAGCTACGAGAGTAAGATCCAGTCTGCTGAAGCTGCAATTGTAGCAGTAGAACAGGAACGGCAGCAGGCCATAGAGCAAAACCGTGAGAATTATGCATGGATCGATATCTTTAAGAAATATCAGAATATCACTTCCATTGAGCGTAAGACTGTTGTGGAGTTGCTGGAAGAAATAATTGTTCATGAGGATAAGAAAATCAGGCTATGTTTCAGATACGGCGATCAGTACACAAAGCTGGTTGAGCTGTTGGGAAATTACTCAGGAACAGCAGCAGAATAGGAGGCAAACGATGGCAAGAAAGAGCAGAAAAAATGTCAATCAGAAGATAGATACGTCAATCGTGACAGCCTCATATACCATGACGGGAATATATGTGAGGCTGTCTATTGAAAACAGTGGTAAAGATGATGATGGGGATTCCATTGAGAATCAGACAAGCATTTGCAAAGAATATGTGGAAGAGCATCCGGATCTGAAACTCTATGACATATATGAGGATAACGGTAAAAAGGGAACAAACTTTGACAGGCCGGAGTTCAATCGGCTTATGGATGATGTCCGTGCCGGTAAGGTGAAATGCGTTCTGGTGAAGGATCTGTCGAGGTTTGGGCGTGATTATATCGAAGCCGGTGAGTATCTGGAAAAGATATTTCCGTTTATGGGAGTCCGGTTCATTTCCATCACGGATGGATATGACAGCTTGACCGCCGGTGACGCAGAAGGCGCTTTGATGATCCCTTTGAAAAATATGATCAATGATGTCTATGCAAAGGATATTTCCAGAAAGATCATCACCAGCTTCAGGGCACGGCAGGAAAAAGGAGAATATCTTCCGGCATTTCCGCCATATGGTTATGTGAAATCAAAGACCAAGGCTTATAGATATGAGGTGGATGAAGAGGTCGCTCCATATGTGAGAATGATCTTCGAATGGAAGGCAGCAGGCGTTTCTCATAGCGAGATTTGCAAGAGGCTGAATGACATGGGAGCCGTTACACCCGCAAGGCGAAAGGTAGAGTTGGGAATCTGGCATGCTGAGAAGTATAAGCATACAATTTGGCATGGACGGACAATCATTGACATTATGAAGAATGCAACTTATACCGGAACGCTGGTGTATGGGAGGATGCCGAAGTCCTTGTATCAGGGAATAAAGTGCCATAGGGCAAAGCCGGACGAATGGAGATGTATTCCTGATGCACATGAAGCAATTGTCAGCCAGGAGCTGTTCGATAAGGTTCAGAAAATCTTTGATGAGAGATCCGAGAGGATGCAGAAGAAATGGGCAGAATCAAAGCAGGTAAGGGATAAGATTGTCAACCTGTTCGTGAAGAGGATCTACTGTGGAGATTGTGGAAAGCGGATGCGTTTTGTAAAGGGCAACAATGCGCTAAGGGATAAGAACTTCTATTACACCAATTATGTCTGTGGCGGTTATCTCGACAGCGGTTACAGGAATTGCACGAGACACAGCATTCGTTATCAGGATGTGGTGGATGCGGTATTTGCAGCAATGCAGGTGCAGATGGAATATGCGCTCAATCAAGAAAAGATGATGCAGAAGCTCCGCGGAACGGCGAAAGAACGTAATCTGATTGATCAGTATGTTGCGAAGGTGAATTATTTGACGCAGGAACTGAAAAAGGTCAATTCACGCAGGGAGGGATTGTTTGAGAGTTTTGCTGAAGGAATCCTTGATGAGGCGGACTACCAGTATGCGAAGAAATCCTATGATGAAGAGTATGCCAGTTTGGAGAAGCAGCTTTCTGAGGCAAAGTCGAGAAAAAAGGAGCTGGATGGTGTGCTTACTGCAAATAATGAATGGCTTCAAGCTATGCATAAGGTAGAAGATGCTACGGAACTGGATCAGGATTTGGTTAATGCCCTCTTGAAGAAAGTTCTGATCTATGAGGATAATCGCGTTGAGGTAGAGTTTAAGTTCAGAGATCAGAAAGATGTGCTTGACCGCATTTTCAGGGAAATGAAGAAGGGAGCTGTCCAGAATGGGTAAATGGGTGATTGGAAAATACATCCGATTGTCTCAGGCTGATCGTGACCTGATGATACGGGAAAATAAAGCTGAAAGTGAAAGTATTTCCCACCAGAAGGCTTTGATCCAGAATTTCATAAGTGGTGATCCTGAACTTGCCGGATGCGAGCAGTATGAGTTCTTTGATGACGGATACAGTGGTACCAATTTCGAGCGGCCTTCATTTGAGCGACTGTTGGAAAAGATTAAGGGCGGAACCATCAACTGTGTCATTGTGAAGGACTTTTCTCGTTTTGGCCGTGATTATATTGAACTGGGTGATTATTTGGAGCGTATTTTTCCGTTCCTGGGCGTTCGGTTCATCTCCATCAATGATCATTACGATAGTCTGGACTACAAGGGAACCACCGGTGGACTCGATGTAGTGATGAAGAATATTGTATATGACTATTACAGCAAAGACCTTTCGGTAAAGGTCACAACAGCTAAACGTGCGAAGATGAAACGCGGAGAATATATTGGCGGTCATGTGCCATTCGGGCTTATGAAAGATCCGGAGGATTATCATAAGCTGATGATTGATCCGGAGGCAGCACCTATTGTCAGAGAAATATTTGAAGCTGCGATAAGCGGTATGAGGATCACAGATATAGCCAGAATGCTCAACGAAAAGGGGTACGAGACACCGGCACGATATTATCAGCGGAAGCATCCGGAGAAGAATAAGTTTAAGAATACTTCGGAACTGGACTGCTGGAACCATAATTCAGTCAGGCGTACTCTAAAACAAGAAATGTATTATGGAGCTGTAGTGGGGCATAGGCGTGAAGGTATTGGTGTTGGATGGAAGCATTCCGTAGCGATACCAAAGGACGAACAGATTATTGTCGAGGGTAAGCATCCGGGGATTGTAACGAAGGAAGAATTCATGGAGGCTCAGAAGATTTTTCGTAAGCGTCGTGAGACAAAGCAGGTGACGGATAAGAGCTATCCCTTGTGGAAGAAAGTCAGATGCGGCACTTGTGGTCGGGCGATGCCGTTTAAGGATAGAATCATCAGAGGAAGGCCCTATAGATATTTTGGATGCCCGCATTCTCAGTCTCAGGTCGGAGATGGTGGCTGTAGTAAGGAATATATCCGGGAGGATGTGCTCAATGAGGTTGTCTGGGAATCCATCAAAGCCCTGCTGAGTACAGCGGAAGATGCAAAGAAAAAGGTGAGACAGAGGCAGCAGGAAGCTGATCGGGATAATTCCAGGCTGGTTAAGAAGCTAGCAAAGCTACAGAAGGACAGAGAAAAATGTGATGCGGAGCGGTTTGCCAATGTTGATCAGTTTATGGCCGGTACTCTGGATAAGGATGTATATCAAAGCAGGCGTGCTGATCTGACACGGAGGGCTGAGAGGCTTGATGCAGAGATTGCAGAGCTGGAAGAGAGGCTTCATGAGGCAGAGGTTGTACAGGATGATGGCATACAGGATGCTCTGGAGACGCTGCATAAGTTTTCCGGGGCCACGGAGCTTGATCAGAAGATGGTGCAGGCGCTGGTTGATAAGGTAGTTGTTTATGATCCAAGGCACGTGGAGATATGCTGGAAGTTCTCAGACGAGGTTCTGAGGCTGCTGCAGGAGTGAGATTGGAGTCGGTTGGAGTGATCTGACCGGCTCTTTTTTCGTTGAAAAAACACATGTTTTATGGTACAATAAGTTATCTGTTTTGTGAAACCGATTGAGAACAGGGTAAGAACGAATATGGTAAGAAACAATATTGAAATAGATGTAAAAGTAAAATGCATAGAAGAAGGGACTACACAGGCAGCGGTGGCTGAGCAGATCGAGACCACCAAGTCCTACGTGAACCGCGTCATCAAGAAGCCGAACGGAGTGGTGAATAATACGTTTGTTCAGATGATGGAGGCTCTGGGATACGATATTGAGCTGCATTATGTGAAGAGGGAAGAGTAAGAACAGTGAAATTATACATTATAGGAAACGGATTTGACATAGCACATGGATTGCCAACGCAATACTGGGATTTCAGAACATATCTTGAGCATGTTGCTTATGATTTTCTCCAAGCATTTGAGGAACATTATTATATATATCCGAATATGTCTGATGATGCAAAAAAGAAATTGCTCTGGAATGAACTGGAGACAAATTTAGCGAATATAGATGAGGATATTATTATTGAGAATGCTACATCAATTGAAATGGACTTAGAGTCTGGTGATGTTGGCATAGAAGATACACTATATGATTATTTTACAAAAGAATACCAGTATATAAATAAGCTGGCGGTATATCTGAAGAGATGGATAAGGACAATAAAAATCAGAGATACTCTTCCTAAGGTATCTCAGATCAATAAGGATAATCGTGATTTGTACATCAACTTCAACTATACAGCTACGCTTGAAAAAGTTTATGGTATCTCAGATTCATCTGTTATTCATATACATGGATCACTTAGAGATTACACCGATGATCCAGTTTTGGGACACGGCAATTTAGCAAGAATAGAGGCGATAGGACAAAAACAGAAGAGTGCGGAAGAAGTTTTTGACGAAAAAGAGATAAGCATTTGTAAGGTGGTAAAAGACTATTATAGAACCACCTTAAAGGATATTAATCGTTATATGTATAATTTGCAAAGAATTGCAAACGAGGATATCACGGAGATAATTGTGGCTGGTCATTCTTTAGCGGGAATTGATATGCCCTACTTCAGTAATATAGATTTATTAAGCGGGAAGAATGTTGTTTGGACGCTTATATGGTTTGATCCGAATAAGATGAACTCAATGAGACAAAGCCTCATAGATGCAGGCATTGATGAAGATAGAATACAACTTAAACCGGCAAACGAGTTTTATGATTTGCATGATGAAGAAGCAGCTAAGAGGAAAGCGTTTGAGATAAAGTATGGGTTTTAGTGATGATTTCTGCCATCGAAAAAATGGCAGAAAAAAGTGTTAGACCTATCTTGACATACGCTGATGAGTGCCATCGTTCAACCTTCGGAGAGATGCTTTCCACTATAAAAGATACTTTTCCGAATGCTTTGTTCTTTGGATTCACCGGAACCCCTGTATTTATTGAAAATGAACAGGTCATGAGCACAACCGCTGACATTTTCGGTGACGAATTACATCGTTATAGTATTGCCGATGGAATACGGGATAAAAACGTTCTTGGATTTGATCCTACCATGGTCTGCGTCTATAGAGATAAGGATCTGAGGAAGAGGGTCGCACTTCATGAGTGTGGGGCTTCTTCCGAAGAAGAAGCTGTTTCTGATTCTGTGATGAGTAAAAAATACTATAGTTTTATGTCAGCTTCGGAAGTACCCATGGCAGGAGCTTATGCCGATGACGGTAAGTATCATAAAGGAATAGAAGATTACATAGAAAAAGAAGCCTGGCAGACAGATGACTATCAGAATGCTATCGTAGATGACATTATGAACAACTGGATGACCCTTAGTCGGAACAATAAATTCCATGCAATTTTTGCGACATCGTCAATTCCAGAGGCTATACGTTACTATCGAAAATTCCGTAAAAAATATCCTAACCTTAAGGTCACAGGACTGTTTGATCCTAGCATTGATAATCAGGGCGGCAAGAAATCCCTTGATAAGGAAGACGGACTAAAGGAAATGCTTGATGACTATAATGTTTTCTACGGACAACAGTTTGATATAGGCGGTTATGCCAAGTTCAAGAAGGATGTTTCAGCAAGACTTTCACATAAGAGACCATATGATCGTCTGAAGCCTGAGCAGCAACTTGATATGCTGATTGTTGTCAACCAGATGCTCACAGGATTTGATTCCAAGTGGATCAATACACTCTACCTCGATAAGGTGATGGTTTACCAGAATCTCATTCAGGCTTTCTCCAGAACGAACCGTCTTTTTAACATTAATGAAAAACCGTTTGGATCTATAAGATACTATCGTTTGCCGCATACCATGAAGCGAAACATTGAAGATGCTGTAAAGCTGTTTTCCGGAGACCGTCCGCAGGGACTCTTTGCGGATCACCTTTCGGACAATGTTGAGCATATGAATGTCAGCTTCAAGGATATGATGAAAATCTTTGAGACAAATGGTGTTCCGGATATGGATAAGCTTCCTGAAGATTCAGCAGCAAAAGCTAAATTTGCCAAGTTGTTCAGAGAATTTTCTACATTTATGCAGGCTGCAAGGATTCAGGGATTTAGCTGGGATAAAGTTGAATATTCATTCAAAACAGATCCGGAGGATGATAGTAATGAAAATATCATAGAAGTATTTCCTACAGAAGAGCAGTATCAGATTCTCCTGCAAAGATATAAAGAACTCAGGAAGCCAGGATCTTCTGATGAACCGGATGGAGAGATTACTTTTACAGTAGATCCGTATCTTACTGAACAGAATACCGGTGTCATAGATAATGACTATATGAATTCTCGCTTTGAAAAGTGGAAGAAA